TAGTCACTATGGCTATCGTCGTCACTAACGCAGTCGTCTCCATCGGTGGCGTGGATCTTTCCTCGCACATCACCAAGGTGACCCTGTCCACATCCGTCAACGAGCTCGAAACCACTACGTTCGGTCAGACCGCAAAGCGTCGCGTTGGTGGGCTCAAAGACTCCAGCGTCGCTATCGACTTCAACCAGGACTTCGCAGCGGCTGCCGTCGAGGCGACCCTGTACCCGCTGGTGGGTTCCACGACCGCTGTGGTTGTGAAGCCAAACGGCACCGCAGCTAGCGCCACGAATCCCTCGTATACCTTCAACGTGCTGGTTACCGAATGGATGCCTCTCGATGCTCAGGTTGGCGAGTTGGCGGCTGCCAGTGTGACGTTCCCCGTTGATGGTCTGATCACTAAGGCCACTGCCTGATGGCCGGGCTCATGCGTCTACGGGTCATCGAAGTTGCTGGTGATTCGTATGAGCTCAACATCGGTCCCAAGGTCATCGTCGAAGTTGAACGTCACTTCAAGCAGCCAATGTCGAAGCTGTTCGCAGCCGAGACTGCTTCGTATGAGGCGCTCTGCTATGTGGCGTGGCGTGGTTCGCAGCTTGCGTTGCGGATCGTCAAGCCGTTCGATGAGTGGCTTGGTGAGATCGACAGCATCGAAGCAGTTGATGAGAAGGCACTCCCTTTAGAGAGTCGATGACGTTGCTGGTAGCCCAGGTTGCTGTGGCTACCAGCATCAGTCCCATTGACTTGCTCGAGTGTCCACCGGAGATCTTCAACGCAATTGTGGCAGTGCTAAAAGAACAGGCACGCGAAGCCGAAAAAGCGAAAGCACGCAGGTAGAATCATGGCGAACGTATCTGTGCAAGACATCGCTGGTCTGTTCGCCAATCCACCTGATGTCAAAGACCAGGTGAAGTTAGATGCGTCGCTGAAGGGTTACGCAGATCTCAAGAAACAGATGTCTAAGTTCGCACCTGATCTGAAACGTGCGATGGATAAAGAGATTCGTGCGTATCTGAAACCTGTGATCACTGACGCAAAGTCAATGGTGCCGAGTTTGCCGTTGTCTGGTTGGCGCCAAGGTTCAGGTCGAGGCAAAGACAACGGTGCCGGAAAGTTGCCAAACTGGGATCAGGGCACAGTGTCGAAAGGCATTGTGGTTCGTCAAGGGCAGAAGAAAAAACGCAGACCCGGCGAAGCTGTCGTGTCATCTTGGGAACTACGCAACACTGACGGTGCCGGTTCAGCGTTCGAAGGTATGGGGCGTAGTGGCGGTGGACTCACTGACAGTGGCCGGCGAATGATCGCAGCGATGACGCTTTACCACGGTGCACGACCGCGTTTGTTGTGGCGTGCGTGGGGTGACGCTGGTGGTGACGCCAAACTTCAAGCCGGTGTGCTCGAGATCATTCATCGGCGTGAATCCGAATTGTCTTTGCGGTTAGCTGCAATATCGTCTACGAAGGGTTGACATCATGGCTGTGACAATCAGTGTTCTGTCAACCTTCAGCGACGCCGGGCTGAAAAAAGCCCAGGCGGAGATGGGCAAGCTGAACAAGAAGGTGCAGGGCGGTTTGTCAGCTGCAACCAAAACTGCTGGTGCTATGAGTGCAGGTGTTCTTGGTGCAGCCGGTGTTGCTATCGGTGGTCTTATTTCAATCGGAACAACTTTTGATTCCGTTTATGATTCGATGCGTGTAAACACCGGAAAAACCGGTGCAGAACTGGAAGCACTCAAAGGTTCATTGAAGATAGTTGCATCGAACGCTGCAACATCATTTGATGACGCTGGCACAGTTCTTTCAACGTTCACATCAAAACTTGGTTTGACAGGTAAACCGCTCGAAGACATGAGCATTGCAATCATCAACCTGTCGAACATCACGAACACTGATCTTGGTTCCAACCTTGATTCAGTCACCAAGGTCATGCAGAACTTTGGTGTCATGGCTCAATACCAGGTTCCTGCGTTAGATATGTTGTATCGCGCATCACAGCAAAGCGGGATCAAGGTTTCAGAACTTGCTGCTTCTATGGCTGAAAGTGGGCCGATGCTGCGTCAAGCAGGGTTTGACTATGCGGATGCTGCCGCGTTCATTGCGCAACTTTCAAAAGCTGGTATTGATGCAAGCGATGTCATGCCTACTTTGGGGAAGGCTGTGGGAGCCGCTGGCAAGAAGGGCATCAGTGCTGGGAAATACCTTGACGATGCTTTCACAAAGATCAGGAACGCGCCGAACGATGTTGCTGCTGCTAGTGATGCTGTCACCCTGTTTGGTACTAAGGGTGCGAAGATGGCTGAGCTCATCAGGTCCGGTGCTGTTTCGTTTGATGATTTCAAAAAGTCGATCAGCGAGGGTGACACCATTGCTGCTGCGACTACTGACACCGAAGACTTTGGTGAGAAGTTCACCAAACTGAAGAACCGCATCATGTTGGCGCTTGAACCGTTCGCCACGAAAGCGTTTGAAATTATTGGCGATGTGTTCGACAAGATCGGTCCGAAGGTCGACCAGGTCACCAAGTTCTTTCAAGAGAACGAATGGGCTCTGACTGCGTTGCAAATCGGTCTTGGTGCAATCATCGTGGCCTGTACCATTTTGACTGGTGTGATGATTGCACTTGCAATCGCTGAACTGGGTGTCACATGGCCGCTGGTGCTGGTCATTGCGATCATCGCTCTGGTGGTTGCAGCGGTTATTTACATGTGGGTGAAGTTCGATTGGTTCCGAAATGGCGTCATGTTTGTTGTGAACGCTCTTGTGACCTACTGGAAGTTCATGTTCAACGTCTACAAGACAATCTTCACCGCCATCATCAACATCATCAAGAACACGATTATCCCGTTCTTCACTAACACGCTCATCCCAATTTTCATTTCCATTTGGGACACAGCAAAAACTGTGTGGAACGCAATTTCTGCTGTGATTGATTTTGCTTGGAACTTCATTATTCTGCCGGTGCTGCGTGATCTGAAACTATTTTTTGATAATGTCCTCATGCCAATTTTCGAACAATTGTGGTCTGTTATCAAAACTGTTTGGGATTTGATTTCTGCTGCAATTTCGTTTGCATGGAACAGCATTATCAAACCTGTGTTTGATTTGATTGTTGGTGGCGTTCAATGGGTTATTGATAAGTTCTTCACAGTCAAAGATGCAATTGGGTCAGCGTTTTCAACTGTCGCTAACGCAATTCAAACACCGTTCAAAGCAGCGTTCAATTTCATTGTTGATGCATGGAACGGAACTGTTGGTGGACTTGGATTCACTGCACCGGACTGGTTGAAATACATTCCGGGTGCAGCATGGTTTGCAGGAAAATCAATTACGATTCCGAAGTTGGAACATTGGGCGCATGAGGGTGGCATTGTTGGTGGTGCACCTGGTGCGAACGTGCCAATGATGCTGCAAACCGGTGAGATGGTCCTGTCACAAGATCAGCAGGCGATGCTGTTGGGTCGCATGAACGGTGGTGGCGGTGGTGGCAACACCTACGCAATCAACGTCAATGTGTCCCCAACCGCTGATAAAGCCTCCGTCGGTCAAGCGGTTGTGGAATCGATACGTGAGTTTGAGCGCCGGTCGGGTTCTTCCTGGCGGGCAGCATGAGCGCGCTCCTATTCGATGACGTGAACTGCACAGTCGAGATCGGGTTCTCTACGACTAGCGGTGCGAACACTGTGCCGATCGGCGGGTTTATTGCCGACATCGTTTGGACTGACGTCACCGCCTATGTGCGCAGCCTGTCGTTCAGTCGCGGTCGGTCCAATGAACTTGACACGTTCCAAACCGGGTCAGCGTCTGTGGTGTTGTCAAACGCTGACCGCCGGTTCGATCCGTCATATGCCTCGAGCCCGTACAACGGTGCGTTGACTCCGTTGCGACCCGTTCAGATCACCGTGTCAAACAGTGACGACTTCGGGTCAACAACAATCACACCAGTGTTCTTCGGGTTTGTTGATGGTTGGCCGCAAACATACGAGACGTTCGGTGACGCCACTGTCACTATCAACGCTTCGGACCCGTTCAAGGTGTTCAACCAGCTGACATTGCCCGGCTTGTGGGAAGACACCATTGCTGGCGAGTACCCGTTGGCATGGTTGCGTTTCAACGACGGGGATACGTTCACACTGAACGATGAAGGCTCTACCAGTTCTGATTGGCGTTGGTCTGATGCCACCGTTTCAGGGTTCTCGCGTGTGCAAGGTAAGTCTGTTGCCGGCCTCATCGTCGACGACTCAAACCAAGCAGGCGAGTTCACTGACGGGATACAAGCGTTCAGTGGCTTCTGGTCAAATGAACTGCTTGCCTACGATTACTCCGTGGAGTTCTGGTTCCAATCCACACAGGGCGAGTCTGAGTCGTACGGGTTGTGCTCGATCGGTACCGGGCAGAACGCTGTATGGGCGCAAATGGCGTCCTACCTCGGCTACGGGGTCGTGCAAGCCTGTATTGGTAACCCGTTCTCGCTCTCATCAACCTTTGACGTGTACACGTCAAGCGTGCTGGTCAATGACGGCAAGCCACATCATGTGGTGATCAACTACGGCACCACCCCAGGGCTGTATGTGGACGGTGTCGCTGCAACCAAAACCGCTGACGATGTGCCTACCGAATATGTGTTCGGTGGTGCCGAATCCGGGGTGCTTGGTGGCTCCACCTACTACACGTTTACGTACAAAAACAGTCGCACCTTCAACGGCACAATTGATGAGTTTCTGATCTGGGATCACAACCTCACAACCGGCACCATTGGTGACCATTACGCGTTAGGCACTGGCACGTTCGCTGCCGGCGAACGCACTGACCAACGGATCACACGCATCCTTGATCTAGTTGAGTGGCCGTCAGACGGTCGTGAACTGGGGGTCGGCCTGTCGACCATGCAAGGTGCCAGGACTCAGGGCAAGACAGCGTTGGCGGCTTTGCAGGAATGCGAAGCAGCTGAACAGGGGATGTTGTTCTCGGGTACCGCTGGCACCGTTGAGTTCCGTACTCGCGACGACTTCGCACAACTCACCGTGCAAACCACGTTCGGTGATTCGGGCTCAGAGATCGGCTATCAAGACATCTCTATTGAGCAGTCTGATGCTGACATTGCAAACCGTGTGACGGTGTCACGTGCCAACGGTGCGACCTACACACGCAACGACCTCACATCACAAGGTCAGTACTTCGTTCGCTCGCTCGAGGTCACGGACCTTGAAAGTGATAGCGACCAGTTCTGTGAGCAGCTGGCGATTGATCTGCTGCGCCGGTACAAGAGCCCACAGAACCGCATACGGTCTTTGTCGGGCACGTTGCGTGGCAAGACCGGGTCACAGAAACAGTCGGTCTTGAGCCTGTTGATTGGCGACAAGGTCACTGTGAAGCGCCGGCCACAGTCTGTTGGTTCAGCGATCTCACAGACCTTGCAGATTCAATCGGTGCGAGGCGAGATTGGTGCTGACAACATGATTTTGTCATTTGATTTGGCACCGGCACCAACACAGTTCTTTGTTCTTGATGATTCAACTAACGGTGTGCTTGACACATCACGATTGGGGTTGTGATGGCCGGCTACAAAAAGTGGAATACGAACGACGTTCTGACTGCTACTGACCTGAATGGGTACTTGGGGTCTCAGGTTGTGTACCAGTTCGCCACCACTGCCGCTCGAGACGCAGCCATTACTGGTGCAAACCTTGTTGACGGCATGGTTTGCTATGTCGGGTCCGGTGATAGCGCTGAAGGTTTGTACGCGTACAACGGTACGAACTGGCGGCGCGGTCCTGGTTGGAACGCACCGGTCGGTGTGCGGTCAGTGAAGAGCGACACGGTTGATCGTGTGCGCACTACCACTATGGCTGAGCTCACAACGAACCTGCGTACAACTGAGACTTACATTGCTAACCGGTACCTGCGGTTCACTCTCATTGCTTCGCTGTCTGAAACCAGTGCGGGTGGTGGGTTTATTGCTGAGGTGTACGATGTCACCGCTGGTGCCACAGTTGCCCGTATCGCAGCCTCCAATGAAACTGTGGACAATGCATACCAGGTGGCACACAGTTGGGTTGGTGTGTCAGCCGCTAACGCTGTGTACACGATTCGCATGCAAGGCGTCACACACTCCGTCAACGTACTCGGGTCCACAGTCCAGGCGACAAAGTTTGTGGTCGAGGACATCGGGCCTAGTGGGGCACCGCTCTAATGGATCTCGATGCGATCCCGTTCATACAGGCTAGGTACTGGTCGACAGCCGGTAAAACTCCGACACTGATCGTGTTGCATTCCATGGAATGCCCGTTAGAAGTGGGGCGTGCCGAACAGGTCGCACGATGGTTCGCTGGGCCTACATCTCCGAGGGCGTCAGCGCATTACATGGTTGACCCCGAAAACGTGTGGTCTGGTGTTCATCCGATCGACCAGGCATGGCATGTTGGTTCTGCAAACTGGTACTACGGCGGGCCGTCGGTTGGCATCGAGCAATCCGGGTACGCCTATCAGACCGATTGGCTTGCACCAGGTGCACCATCACAACAATTAGATCGTGTCGTGCAGCTGGTCGCAGCGTTATGTGACCGCTACGAGATCCCACGGGTATGGGTTGATGTTGAAGGGCTCAAGGCCGGCAAGCGTGGCATCACCACACACGGTCTGTGCAGTGCCGCTGGTATTGGTACCGATCACACAGATCCCGGCCCGTCGTGGCCGGTAGAAGAGTTCATGCGCCGGTTGACTGGTGCCACAGGAAAGCAGAAGCAACTGATGCACATGGTTACGAAGTTTGATGGTGGCATTGTGCAGTTCGGTTGTGTTCTTGGTCAGGTCACGCATCGTTGGCAGGAACGCCCTAACGGTAATTGGGGTCCGTGGGTGGCTCTCAACGATGGTCAACCGTTCGGTGTGGACTCGATCACCGCAGCACAAAACAAAGACGGTCGGTTCGAGGTGTGCGCGTGGAACAGCTCTACCAATCAGGTTGCGTATCGCACTCAGAACCTCAACGGTTCTTGGCGTCCGTGGCGTGTGTGACCGACAATGTTTGCTCAGGCGGCTACGCAAATAGTTGACAGTCAAGGGTTTGGTGTTGCCGAGTGGCTTGGCATAGCTACCGCAATCACCCTGGTGCTAGGTGCTGTTGTTGGTGCGATCGTGCAGCTAACAAAGCTGCGACGTGAAAACACTGCACAACATGCAGAGGGTCGCGCTTTGATCACTGATGTTGCTGACCGGTTGCTTGACATTCACAGTTCGATAGAGCGGGTCGACACGAAAGTTGAGCGGCTAGATGGACGACTTGATAGGCACGAATCAGTCCACCATCGAGGCCGGCGACGCTGGTAACCCACGTACCCACCTGATCATTCCTGACACCCAAGCAAAACCGGGTGTGCCCACAGATCATTTGGGGTGGATCGGCCAGTACATCGTGGACCGCAAACCTGATGTGATCGTGCATCTGGGTGATCATGCTGACATGGAATCGTTGAGTTCATACGACGTTGGTAAAGCATCGTTCGAGGGACGCAGGTATGTCGCTGACATTGACGCCGCTAACGATGCGTTCGATGTGCTGTGCAAACCGTTAGACGAGTTCAACGCTATGAAGCGTGAACACAAACACGCACAGTATTTACCTGACCGGCACATCACTCTCGGCAACCATGAGCATCGCATTACCCGTGCCGCTGACTGTGACCCAAAGCTTGTCGGGTTGTTGCAGCTCGAGCATCTGAATTACGCCGGCCACGGTTACCAGGTGCACGACTTTCTGCAACCGGTCTGTGTTGATGGGATTTGGTACGCACATTTCTGGGCGAACCCCATGTCAGGTCGACCGTATGGCGGTAATGCTGCGAGTCGGCTGAAACAGATCGGGCATACGTTCGTGATGGGTCACCAGCAGACATTGGATTATGCGGTGAGGTTCTTGCCGGGTACAGGTGCGCAGCAGTTCGGGCTGGTAGCTGGTGCCTGCTACCTGCACGACGAGGATTACAAAGGTCCGCAGGGCAACGCTCATTGGCGTGGTGTGATCATGCTGCACGAGGTTGATGGTGACGGATCTGCTGATCCGATGTTCGTGTCACTTGATTATCTGTGCCGTAAGTATGAGGGCGTCAGGCTTTCAAAGTTCACTGCTCGAAGGTTCTAAGGGGAGTTCCGATGGCGAAGAAACTGAGTGAGACAAAAGCGTTGTGGGATTCACCAGCGCGTGATGCTTACATGCTGGTGCATGGCACAGGCTCAGATACCCGTGGGGGGCTTTATGGGCCGCCGTGGGAGGACTACGCACTCACCACCGATATCTACAGCCGACTCACTGGTGTAGAGCTCAGCGCGGTTGAAGGCATCTTGTTTATGACGTCGATGAAGTTGTCTCGGTTGGCATACGGGCTCTCACAAGACTTCCCACCCGAACTACTACGTGACTCGGTTGTCGATGCAATCGGATACCTGGACTGCCTCTACGGGGTCATGCTGAACACACCGAGAGCAGAAGACGAAGACACAGACGAAGAAGGAGACGACGACGATGACGGTGATTGAAATAGAACCAGACGTCGAAGAACTCGACGACGAAGAAGAACCTGAAACATGCGACCCGGACGACTACCCGTTCCCAGGGTTACAACCGTCCATCAAACCTGAATGGGGTATCTGATGTTCACATCTACTTTCTGGCGTGAAGTGCTTGAGCGTGCCATCAAGACAGCAGCGCAAACCGCTCTGGTCGCGATCGGTGCAGCTGCAGGCTTCGATCTGTTCACAGCTGACTTCGTCACGATCGGTGGAGCAGCCGCAGGTGGTTTCATTCTGTCAGTGCTGACATCGATCGGATCGGCACCGTTCGGGACCAACGGGTCACCGTCACTGCTTTCAAACACCTGGACATCAATTGGTGCTGATGGGAGCGCCAACAATGGCTGACGCACCCATCTACCCGTTCACAGTGCGCATCGGTGACACCGAAACCATCACGCTCACGTTGCGCTCAAGTGGTACAGCAGTCGACATCACCGGGCGCACCTACGCAGCACAGATTCGCAGTACCGCAGAATCCACCGCTGTCATCGCAGCTATGACCTGCACCGTCACGAACGGCACTGGTGGAAGCGTTCAATGCACCCTGTCCGCCACGACAACAGCTGCGCTCACCGCCGGGCAAGCTGTGTACGACATCGAAGAAACAAACAGCACAGTGAAAACCACCCTCCTGCAAGGACCGTGCTACATCGTTCAGGACGTGACCCGATGAGCGTCTCCATCACTCTTGATCTCGCAACCGACCGCATCATTACAAGTGGTGTGTCAGGACCCGCCGGCCCCACAGGTGCTACTGGTGACTGGTCAACGGCACAAACCATCAACGCTCAAACTGGCACCACTTACACCCTCGTTGCAGGTGACGTCGGCAAATTGGTGACGCTCACAAACGCTGCAGCGATCGCGCTCACGGTTCCTGCTGGTCTTGGTTTGGCTTCAGGTCAACGAATCGATCTTGCGCAACTTGGTGCAGGTCAAGTCACTGTTAGCGGTTCGGGTGCAACTGTGAACTCGACTCCGACAGCGAAACTGCGCACCCAATATTCCGCTGCAACGCTGATTTGCACTGCCACAAATGTGTACTTACTGGTCGGCGATCTGGCGGCATCCTGATGCCTTCCACCACTGGCATAGTTTCGAGCGCCGCGACACTCTCGCACCCGTCGCTGGTGCTACCTAGCACCGGGATGACGACCAGCACCTACGACGCTGACGGCTGGCGCTACTTGGTCATTACGTCTAGCAACGAGAACTCCGGTTACAACCTCACCACACCAGTGCCGGGATATTTCGAGTATTTGTTGAT